ACCACCTCGTTTGTTTGTCGTTTTGGGAATAAAAAAGACCCTCCATCAAGACAGTCCCTTAAATCATTTCTATTAATTCCTTAATCTTTTTATATACCTCTTTATAATTCATATCTTTATCTATTAACTTAGGTAATTTCATAGATATAATTCTTTCAAGTGCTTGTATATCAAATAGTTCGCTTTGATTTAACTCATCTCTTTTCACACCTTTTGGAATACCTAATTTTTTTCTTACAAGTTCAGTAAAATGTTTATAATACATCTGAGGTTTATTGCTACCTTGACTAGTAGCATAATATACAAACTCTTGTATTTCATCTGTAAAATCTTTTCTTACTTTTTTGCCTTCTGTCCTTATATCCAGCCATTCCTGGTCTTTTTCTGTAGCAATATAATAACCATGTATTCTAATTTGTTTAAGTGTTTTTGTAACCCATTTTGTAAATAACTTTGCTTCTGGTTTATTACTTCTAAATGACATATTGTACACAGCTTCTTCTGTAACAAAAGTAGTACCGAAGTTAGGCAATTTATCTTTAAAGTTTCTAGTGTAGGAATCTCCGACAGTAGACTCATTAAATTTCTTTTTATATTCTCTATCTATATTTCTTAATGTATCACGAATATTTACTATGCCTAGTTCCTCTCCTACGTCATTTGCATTAAACCAAACTTCTTCTCCATTTTTGGACCACATTACTTTTACATTTTTCTCTTGTAAAATTTTCAACATACTACTACCTCCTGTTTTTATTTTCGACCCCTCAATTTGAGCCATCGAAAATATTAAATATTCGACTTTAGACATGCATGACATGCATATCTGAATAGTGCATGCCGTGCATTTTTAATAAATTTTTGTATTAAAAAAGACCTAGAAGTTAATCTAAGCCTTTTTAATGGGGGATACATATTATTAAAGGGAGCAAGTTCCAGGAATCGAACCTAGATTAAACCAGTACTTGCATGGTGAGTGAGGTTACCAAGCCCCACTCGGTTTTTAGACTTTGAATTAAGATACAAAATATAAAATTTTGCCCTCAATTTCTCTACTTTTAGTGTATACGTTGATTAATATTTGAACATAGTTAGAATTGAACTAACAGCGTCCTCACGCCCTGCCTAGTCTGTTCGTAGTGACTAGGGCAATCCCTTAACCCTAGCCAATTATTAAGTTTTTGAGAGGGAAATCTTCATTTCCACAATATTATTATCTCATGGTTTTGCCAATAAAAAGTCTCACGATAGTCTCAAAAAAGTCTCAAAATAGTCTCATTTTTAAGCTTTCCATGAAAAAATAGGCAACTCAAACTCTTTTATTTTTGGATATAACATATCCATAATCTTACAAACTATCCTCTTTCTTATTCTAAAGCAATGACTTCTATCTATGTGCATAGCATTAGACATATAATCCATGTTGATTTTCTCATTGTTCATATACATTTCATTGAAAAACTCTGTTTCAAAGCTATTTAGACTTGTTAAAGCACATTCTATAGTTTCTTTTTCAATTTCTAATGTTTTCTTATCTTCTTTTAATCTATTTAAATCTTCTTCTCTCTTAATAACTTCATTTTCAACACTTGAACTTATATTATAAGTTTCTCCAGTTTTTTCTTCATAACTTTGAGCCTTACATCCGCAAAACTCACTTTCTAATTTTTTAATATATATATCTTTTATTCTTATTTGACTTTCTAGTTTTTTATAGTTATATAATCTACCTTCAACCTCTTGAAATAGTGTCTTTTTATTCATACTTCCACACTCCTATCAATTATTTATGTTATAATAATATTTGCATATAAAAGTTTTATATTTTTGACAAGTAGGAGCGTGAAGTAATGCTCCTTTTTTCTTTTTACTTACTACCAAATCCTATCCTTATAGAAGATTCTATTAATTTATTTAAATTATTATTAGATAAACATTCCCTTTTAAACTCTCTAATATAATGCTTTTCTTTGTATATAGCTGATATTTTAAATAAATCTCTTATATATACTCTATATTCATTTATATAAATAAATTTTTTCATATTATTAACCTTAATATTCTCCTTAACTAACATCTTCCAGTTCAATCTCAACTCTTGGTCTGTCACTATAATATTTCTTACTCACTACTTCTACTATTTGAGAATCATCTTTATAAGCTATACCATTTAAACTGTCAGCTACAGACTTAATTATATTGTCTAAATCGGGTTTCTTATTTGGTCTTATTAACCCTTCTACCTTGTCTATAGCATTCTTATACGCTTTAGTATTTACCTTATTTTTCTGTAGTGCTTCTCTATCTTTTTTAGTAATGTCAAAGTAACAAATAACTGTCATTTTCACATTACCCTCAAAGAAATGCTTTACTGTAGAGTTGTACATGAATCTAATCCAATTTTCATAGAGTACAGTTTGGTCAGGTGTATAAGCCTTACCATTTGCTGTACTCATTCTAGGACGTGCTTTTGCTTTTGGTTCTCCATCTATTACAAAATTAACTTTCATTTGCTACCTCATTTAGTTCTATTTCTTCTTTATCTGTAAGCTTAAACCAATATGGTTTATATCCAAATTCATCTATCCATTTTTCAAATACTTCGTTTACCCTATTACTAAGTATTATCATATCTTCAACACATATATTTTCAAACCAATCTTCCCCACACTCTCCAACTTCATCATCAATCTTTTTTTGAATACGTTCTAATGCTTCTTCTATATCTATGTTAGGTATACTAACTTCCTCTTTTTTACCAACATAAATACTTTCTCCAAAATTTCCAAACTCTTTAAGTTCTTCTTTAGCTACTTGGATAGCTTCTTCCTTACTTTCATACTCATCACTACTTAAATATTTGCTATCCCAACTATATAACCAAACATCTTTTTGCATATTAATACCTCCACTATTTATTTTTCTTATTAGCCTTCTTCCTACATTCTTTACAACAATAAATCTCCTTAGATTTTTCCTTAAGATAAAACAGCTTACCACACCAACTGCATCTTCTTCGTTTCATAGAATCACTTCCTAGTCACAAAACAAATTTATAAAATTCTCTACATATCTATATTGTTGTTTAATATAAGCATCATCTTCATTACCACCAGTAGCCATCCAGCCACATATTCTTCTATCTATATCACTTAACACGTCAAATGGGATATTATACTTATTTAAAGCATCATTTAATTGTTGTATATTATTTATCTCAACCTTATTTTTCATATGCAAATCACCCTTTTTATAAGTCAAAGTAAGTCTACAACATTCTAGTTTCATTCACAAACTTACCTTGACCAATTATTTTATTTATTTTTTCTTCTTTCATAGAAATCTTTATTAATCCATGAAGTTAAATTTTCAAAATAAAATGCTTCTCCACAAATCGGACATACTGGTAACATTTTTTTACCCCTGTATTTACTTTCAAGCCTCTTAAAAACTATCAAGTGAGGTTTATAACTAGCTATTTCTTTTCTCTGTTTTAATAATGTGTTTACTTGCCCATTTACTCTTTCAAAGTTCATTGCTAGTTCATATAGCGCATCATATGGCTCTACTCTAAATCCACATTCTGAACAATGAACTGATTTATTGACTGTATCTACTATAAATTCTCTATTCTTACACTTACATTTCTTATCATTATTTCTATTAATTCTTAATATATCAATTTCGATAACATTATCTGGTAAATCCATTTCTAAACCACTCCTTTACTAAAGAAACTTACCTGTCTTTCATTTTCTATATCTTCATTTCTAAATCGTTTTTCCAAGTCATGCACTGTAGTTCCATCAGCTTTGAAAGGAACAGGACTATCTTTATCTAATTTAAGCATACTCCCCCACAAATCGGGATAATATTTTCTTAATGTTCTGAGGCTATCTAAGCTTTGTTTAGGGCATAAATAGCAACCAGTTCGCTTGAATCTGTGATGTATTTCATAATAGAAACCTTTTTCTTTCAAGTATTTCAAGCAATCTTTTTCAGTCATTTTTTCTTCAAACAATGGTGCTATGCAGTTTTTTTCTAGCCTTCTGTATCTGCTAGGTTCATCAAAGGCAATTCCAATGTACCTTTTATGTTCTCCAACCGAATTGAAATATTTATTGGCAGGAGCAAGTTTTAATCTGCTATTACACCATGCCCCTAAAAGATAAGGAAAACCCCATATTTGCCCCTTACGCTTACCTTGTTTATTAACAGTATAAAAGTATTCCTCGAAAGTTTTTTCTGCTTTAATCCTTGTTATTTTAAAGTTTATTCTTTTTTCAAAATCATCTATTATATCATAAATTTCTTTAAATTCTAGTCCTGTATCTATGAAAACTATGTCATCTAATTTAAGACCTTTTTCTAATATTAAAAGAAGCATTGCAGCCGAATCTTTTCCTCCACTAAAACTTGCAATATACTTCATAAAATCACCTACTTCTCATTATAGAAATTAACATTCTTAATAACTATATCTACAGTTCCATTCCCATTATGTCTAATACCATACTTCATAAAATCCTCAAAATCATCCATCTTGCCTTTTATCTCAAATCCTGTATCTGTTTTTATATGTCTATTTTTTAAATTCTTTTCAACCCATTTTTTATCAATATTAAAACTTTCAATTCCTTTTTCTTCTGCATGGTCCTTAAAACTTTCTTTTAAATCATCCTTTATCGCCTTATCAGCAAACTCATCTATATCAAGTTTTTGTTTTTCTCTTAACATATAAAGTAACATTCCTCTTACATCTTCGCCCTGCTTCATATCACTATATAAATGTGCTATATAAGAGTCCACAAAAGCTTTAAACATCTTAGTCTTGTACTTGTCATCTTTCACTTTAGTAGCATTTAGAAACTCTGTAACAAACTTAGAATTAGCTTCTTCCTTTCTGCATCCTTGTCTAAAACCCTAAGATGTATTTCATTACTCCACTCAACCAAGCCATTTTAATTGTTTTAGTCTCTTGTATATTAATTTCATTCTTAGACATCTGTATATTAAATTTATCATCTTTAAACTCTATTGAATGAGTATACGAATTATTGTAATCAAGCTTTAATATAGCAACTTTCTTTTCATCTTTTTGAGAGTATAAACAAATTGCTAAGTCGCAAGATTCTAATGTAGCATTCAATTTCATAACATCAAATAAATAAGCTGCAATCTCTTTAGAGTTATTTAAAAATGAACTTTCATCATAAATAATTTGTTCACAACACTTCTTAATTAGATTGTTACTATAGTTATTAAATACTGCTGTTCTGATGTCATTATCTCTTGATACTTTGCTTATTTTCTTTTGAAAAAATAGGACCATATCTTGATTAACCCTACCTTCAAAATCATTCAATATTGGTGTATCACTATTCTTATCTAAAACATGTATTATAAATTTGTGTATTATCATAATTCCACCCCTTATAAATTTTCAAAACGTTCTATAATCTTCTCGCTTATAGTATTTTTTATAACTTCATCTACCTTATCTATAGTTATTAGTACTATATTTTCATCTTTAGCCAATGCCTTTGCTTTCTTTCTTAAAGCTTCTTTACTTCCATATGTATAATGTATTTTTCTATTTTCTAACGATAATCCTATTTGCCATCTTAATATATATTCATACATTTATCCCACCCCTTATTTTCATTTTTGAGAGTTACAAAACACTTCAAAAATATTCATACTAAAAGACATTTTGCAACTTTTAGCCCATTCTTTTTGCTATTTCATATACAACATTTGCAGTAACAGCATTTCCTGCTTGCTTGTACAGTTGACTATCTGAGCATACACTTGCTGCTCTTTCGTAATATTTATCCGGAAATCCTTGCAACCTAAAGCATTCCTTTGGTGTTAACCTTCTTATATCTCCATTTTTCAAAATTCCATGTTTATCTTGAGCTGTCAATGTGAACATTGTTTCTCCGCTTTCTTTAATTCTACGACCATTTTGTCTTTTATTTACCCTATCGGGCGTTAAAACTGCATTAACTAAAACTCCACTATTATCACAATTTCTATTTGTCACACCTGCATTATATTTTGCTTTAAGGCATCTAGCATTTATTGTTACTTTAGAGTTTTTATTTAAGTCTATAAAGTATAGACCTGTTTTAGCACCTCCACCTCCTGCCTGACTTCTAATACATCTAGCAATTCCAACTGCATCATAAATTCTATTTGTACTATGAGTTGGATTATTTAGTTGCTCAAGATTTTTTCTACTTTTTCTTTCGATAGGAAATACTTTTCGTGTACTTCGTCCTCTAAAATGTCCAACAATGAATATTCGTTCTCTATTTTGGGGTACTCCGAAGTTTTTAGAATTAAGAACTTGCCACTCTGCATCATAGCCGATTTCATCCAGTTCAACGAGAACTTTGAGGAAATCAAATCCTCCATTAACACTAAGTAGATTTTTAACGTTTTCAATAAGTAAATACTTGGGTCTATCTTCTTCTTTGAGTTCTCTAATAAGTTTTGTAACTGTAAAAAATAAACTTGAACGTTCTCCTCTGAATCCAAATTGTTTCCCTGCAACAGAAATGTCTTGACATGGGAATCCAAAACACCAGACATCTGCTCTTGGGATATTTTCTGTTCTAATTTCTCTAATATCTCTTTCAAACCATTCATCCTCCTTCGGTTTGTGCATGGCATTATAACTTAAATTTGCGAATTTATCATATTCGCAATGTCCCAAACATTTATGTCCTGCTTTTTCCATCCCTAGCCTAAAGCCACCTATCCCTGCGAATAAATCTAAAAATGTAAGCAATACAACGCCTCCTTATTTTCATTTTTGAGAGTTACAAAACATCTCAATGATAATTTTATTAAAAAACATTTTGCAACTCTCTAAACTGTTTTAATTAGATATTTCTTCTATTCAAATATAAGTTCTTCGCTATCAAGCCACTTTTTAATACCATCTTCACAATCATATTCAATATCATCAATCTTACAGTCATAAATACAACATTCGCATATCTTTTTATCATGTAAAAAATCTATTAATCTATTGATGAATAGTAACTCTTTCTCTTGTAACTTTTCTTTAAGACTTTTATTTTCTTCTCTTAACACACTAATTTCATTAAAAACATCTAAAAGTACTTTTGAATCAGCTTCATCATTTTCATTTAAATTCAATCTATACTCATAAACTCTACCAGCTATAAAACTTCCTATTACTAATATCACACTAGCTAAGATATTCACTTTTAACCATCTCCTCATATTCTTCTCTAGCCTTATCTATAGCAATAAATATATCCTCTCCATTATCATATAACTCTTTTGCTCTTTTAATTGTGTATTCAGTCCTTGAAACTTCCATTATTCCTCCTCAATATATTCAGCTTTCCAGCCACTTCTTGTTTTAGTTTTCTTTTTAATTGTTTGGTAAACTGCCTGACTCTGTAGTCTTAAAAAACATGCTGCACTATCTATAGAATCAAATATTTTTTCTTCACCAGTTTTGACATTAATTAACTTTACTTTTGAAGCTTTCTTTCTCTTTTTTCTATCCCTATCAACATTAAACTCTATTAGCATTTTTCCACGTGTTGGAAATACAAGTTCTCCATTTTTGTTTACTCCATAGATACAGCAATATAGTGCTAAATAATTTCTAAGAGTCAAATCATCTTCAAATATATTATCTGCAACAGAACCACTAAAATATCTTTCAACCTTTAACATTTCAGCCCCCTCCTTATTCAACTGGCATTTCAAACACTTTTTCTTTGTTGCATCTAACCCCGTCTTTATTTATAATGTCAAACTTAGTTCCTGCAATAATAGCCTCCTGTATTCTGTTTAATACTTCAATAGCTCTTTCTTCTGATTTATACCTACCTATTTCTCTAACATTTGATTCACCTTCAAACACTGCATATACATATCTACTATCTATTTCAACTCTATTAACTCTCATTAAATCTAATTTATTTTGACTTCTAATTATTATCATTCCTAATACCCCCATCATCATTTTTTCTGCTATAACTTCTAATAAATACAATATTTTAAGCCACAGCATTTCTTCAAAAAGCAGTTTACCTAGATATAGCGTCACTGTAGCTGTTCCTTCTGCCTTTAAATTCCAAGGTCTATGCGAATTATCTGTTTTTATATTATTTAAGCTTATTTTTATTGCTCCTTCGCAATTTTGTACCATCTCAATTTTCTCACCATTACGCTCTAAAAAAAATTTTCTATACTCTTCTTCCATTTTCCATCCCTCCAATATTTTAACTCCTAGGAAGTAATATTGCATAATTACTCCCTAGATTATTTAACTTAATTAAAAAGGTATATCGTCATCATCTATTGCTTGAAAACCTTGTGGGTCTAATCCTGGTGGTACATATTCTTGTTTAGCATTATTATCATTTTTACTAGAAAGTAGTTCTAAAGCATTTACATTAACCTTAGTAATAGATTTCCAGCAACCATTTTCATCTTTGTAATTATATATATTTAACTCTCCAACAGCATATATAGGCTTACCTTTAACAAGATATTGCACTAAATTCTCTACATGTTTTCCTAATTGCTCACATTGAATAAAATCAGTTATTTTATTTCCATTTTTATCTTTAAACCTTCTATCTACTGCCATTGAAAAGGTTATTTTTGGAGTACCCGAATTTGGAAGGTACTTCAATTCTGCATCTGCAACTAATCTTCCAACTAAAGTTATTGTATTCATTTAACTAGCCCCCCTTCTATTTTTCTTCCTGTCTTCTGTATACTCAACAAAGTAAGTATAAGTTGTCTTGCTATTTTGCTTCTCTCTAGCAATCTTTACTGTATATCCAGCTTTCCCAAGTAATCTTAATAATTCCAATCTATCTTGTTCGTTTAAAGAACCACTTCTTTGTGCATATATTCTCGCCATTTTATACCTCCCCTTTCTAGGAAGTAATATATTGATATTTACTTCCTAGAAGTATAATTTTATTTAAATTTAACCTTTTGACTTTTCTTAATTATGTCATCTAGTTCGTCAGGTGAATATTGAGTAAAGGTTTCATTGAAGTTATGAAACTTATTTTTACTCACATTAGGAGTATTCACATTTTTATGATTAGACTGCTTCTTCTCCTGTTTATTCTTTTTCTTCCTCTCAAACTCATTTTGATACTCTGTAAGTTCTAAATTAGTTTTTACACCTGCTTCTATCCAATTATTTAAGATTGTTTTTACATACTTATAATTCTTAACTCCACTGCCTACAGCTTCATCAATAGCTCTTATTATTACATCAGCTTCCATTCCATCATCTAAGTAACTCATTAACTCTATAAAGTTATTAGGAGTAATCACACCTATATATTTTTCAAAGTATTTTTTTATATAGGTGGTTTTATCTTGTTGAGGTTGTTCATTAATAACAATAGTAGTAATATCATTATTTACTTTAAAGTCATTACTTACTACTTCCGTGTTTTCCGGTTTCCGAGAAACCCGGTTTCCGGGAAATCCGGTTTCCGGGAAATCAGTTTTTCGGGATTTTAGCTTCTGAGGATTTTCAAGTGGTATCTCATATACTTGATAATCATATCCTCCAAGCATCTTATTAGTATTAGAATCTCGACAAGGTGTTCTTGTTATATATCCATTTTCTATGAGCTCTCTTAAAATATTTGCTGTAGCATCCCTCCCATTTTTACTTCTTTTATATAAATCATTAACATAGATTTTCCAGTGGTCGGGCTTACTAATCAGATATGAATGTAAACCTTTTGCTTGCCAGCTTAATTTTACATCTTCCAAACAAGTTTTATTTAAAACTACATATGGATTATCTTTGTCTTTGCTTACTCTTATAATCCCCAAACTATCACCTACTCTTGTTTTTGCTTCTCTAAAATGCTCTTATATCCATTTAAAACTTTCTCATACTCCTGCTTAGTCAAATCTACTGCTAACTTTCCAA